CCCATGTACCATACTGCGATCCCGCGCCTCACCGCGCGCGACACCGCCTTATTTATTTGTATATATATATTTATTTCATTGACTCATGTACCATGTTATTACTTATTCTTAGTCTTTTATCTATTATTTATTTATTTGTACCTTTATGTACCCTATTATCATTATATTATTTATTTATCTTCTTGTACTATTTATATTATCTTATTTTTATTTATTATTTATTGACTATGATTATTTTATTTATTTATTTACAAAGCTTTAATGAAATGCCTTTCTTATTTACCATCTAGGCTATAAAGATACCGCTTAAAAACCGTTATCTTCTATTAGATTGTATGTTAATTTTGATCTTGCGTCATTACGTTCTACTCTGTTCCGTTATAACAGTTATAAGATTTGCAATTGTTCTCTACAATTTGCCGGCAAAGCATAGTTCCCAATTCTACTTTAGTGGCCGTTACCACATTCTCGCGCTTAATAGCCCTTGCGAGAACGCTAAATTGGTTAGTTTCGTCTTAATGACGACGCCGGTTGACGCTTCAACCCAATCTGGTATGCCAAAACCGCATGACCAGGGCCTTGAACATCATGAACTCAAGGTAGCCACAAACCCCCCCCCCTCCGCATCTATTACACCCGTTTACGATGGCAGCTCGCTCGATAACCTTCGTGCCCAGCGCCAATTTTGCACTGAGGATGAATACCTTTTTCTCCTCCACGATCTGCTTCTTTCAGTTCGGACCGATATGGCAATAAATACACGCAATTTATTTGATCATCGTTACTTCGTTAACATGTCTCTTATTGGTGCAATCCTTACAGAAATTCAGTTTCATACTGATTCTTGTAGGGGTTACACCACTTTTTGTCCCCCTATTCCGTCTCTCCATAGAGAGCCCATTTTTGAAGACATTTTTGCCGATTCGTTCGATTTTTCTATCCCAGTTATTCTTTCCACGTGCCCTCCGAAGGCCAAACGTGGCCCCTCTTATGATGTCTCTATGACTGATGAGGAAGTATATTCTGAGATAGCAACTTTATTTAGTGAGTCTTATACCGAGACCACCTACACTAGTGATATTCGCGTTTTTGATCGGATTGAACCCCTCCCTTACACCCCTACCGCTCATGTTAGCGATTCTGGTGCTAGCACTGAGAGCGCTATTCCTGCTCTCGATTTTCTCTCCTTCATTGAGGAGAAGCTTCCGTCGATTACTGACGGTCTTGGCTCTGCCACAGCCAATGTATTATTAGACTTGGCTATATTAGTCAAATTTTGGTTTTCTGTAACTAGTTTTACTGATAAATTTTTGTTGTTAGCTAATTTTGTTCGTCATGCAGGTCTTCATTTGAAGACCGACATGTACACTACACTAATCAAGGAATTGAAGAAGCACATTGCTTCAATTCAGGCTCTTGATCCTCTTTTTTCCTATTCCGCTCCTGACTATAAAGCGAAATGGACTCCGACTTCTAAAGTCAACTCCGCTGCCTCCATTGGCAGTTTTGCTAGTTTCCTTGACTCTACTGCTTCTATAGTGGACGGCATGGCTACTAGCCCCGTTTTTGTTTCATTAAATACCATTTTTGCTTGCGCTATCGCGCACTCTCTTATGGGTGATCAGATTCCCGGAAAATTAATTTATTCCGGCCTGGTTAACCACACCACTATTTCGAAGTGGACTGAGCGTCGCGATGTTCCTCAGATGACTTCTGAGCTAATGAAAGCTGTTTCTAGCGTCATTAAGCATTTTACTACGCGCAATTTGGGCGATCACGTTTTTGATATTAACAACAAAGTTAATTTCATTGAATGTGTTCGCTGGCTCATGTTGAAAGAGTACATGAGATATACCCCAGGCACGGAAGTTGTTGCGGACGGTTGGGTGTCTGATGACACCTGGCTCCGCAATCTCGACCTTGCCAACGAGGTTTATCTTACATTACCGCACGACTACGCTAATGCCAGTCTAGCTGCCCATTTTTATTTACAGATGACTAAGCTCCTGCTTAAAGCACGGGGCTCAGCGTACGGCTCTAGGCCGCTTCCGTTCAATTTTGGTATTTACAGTGCCCCAGGTACCGGTAAATCAACGTGGATTTCCGAAGCTATAACCCATTGTGCTTTAGAAGCCATGGAGGTTAGGAACGCTCCCCCACGTTTTGAAGACGTTAGAAAGATGATCTGTACGGTCAATCAAGCTGACAAGTATTTTAGTACCTATTCTCCGGAACGCCATTATGGCGTGATTTTGGATGAGATGGGTGCCGCTGTTGCAACTGCAGCAGGAAACGACGTGATGGAGGCTCTTACATGCCTCCTAGGAGAGGGCGATTATGCACTCAATAAGGCTGCTGTTGAAGATAAAGGAAAGATTTTCTTTCAGCCTTATGTTATTAGCTGCGTTTCCAATTCCCCCACTTATGGAATTGATGATTATTTAAATTACAAGAACGCTTTTTTCCGTCGTTTTTCTTTTTCCGTTAACGTTCGTGTTAAGTGTGCTTTTCGCAAGAAAGGACCCGATAATCAGGACTGTGACGGTATCGATATCAATGCATTAGGCGTTGATCGGACTGAAGCTGTAGAGTTTAAACTTTACTCTCCTACACCCAGCGGATTCGTTGGTATCGAAGGCGGCGAAGAGGTTGGGTGGATCACGTATCGACAGCTTATGGATTTTGTACGAGTCCAAGCAATCGATCATGCTCGTAAGACGAGCGCTATCAAAACTACACGCGAGTATATTGGGATGATTCATAGTGACCGTTGCGTCCATCTCAAGTATAATTGCGCTGAGTGCGAGATAGGTGAGCCTTTATTGGACACTCGTCCTGTACAAATTTTTGAGCCCACTTCTAGTGTAGAACTTGTTTTACCTTGGGCGCAGAGTCTGCGATTTACCACCGTAGACATTTTTATCTTTTGCGCTCTTTTCTGCGGGCGCTATTTATCATGTCTTATTACTTTTTGGAATTTTGGCCGTAAAATCAATTTATATTGTAAAAATCATTATGACGTTCTTAAGAAAGACGTCGGTGTTGCACGCACTATGATTGAGCGTGCAGACCAAGTTTTGAATAGATATTACGCCGTTAAGGCTGAAATGTACAGTACTGCCTTAAATGTGGCTGAAATTTTGACCGGGTTGGCTCTCGCATATGGAGTTTATAGAGCAGCGAAAGCTATTCTTCCTTCACGCGAGACTACTCCCAATATTCCTGTTCATACCCACTTTCCGACCGCCACGACTGAAGAGTTACATGGCGGACCCCCAGTAGAGGGGGTTAAAGGAAATGTTTGGGATGAGAATCAGGGATTTATTCAGTACGGAAAATCTTCGTCTATGCCTTTGAAAGACATTCACGATAAGATTCGGCGCAACATGCGCCGTTTGAGTTTTACTATTGACGGTAAAATTCATAGAACGCAGGTTACTGGAATAACCAAGCAGTTTGCCGTTGGCCCATGGCATTCTTTGAGATTGTTTACTGATAAGTCTTGCACTGTTAGTTTTGAACACTCTATTGGTGGGCGTACACACACCACCAACCATGACGTTGGGTCTGCTTGCAATGCAGTGCGCATTGGAGCTGATCTTGGCATTATTCGCCTTGCCGGTACTAATGCCTTTGCCGATATTACTAAGCTGCTTCCACGCGCAGCTCAGTACACTGGTAGAGCGTCACGGTGTGATGGCGTTAGTTTATATTACGATAAACTGGGTTTATTCCAGTCTCGGCCCTTTAAGGGTTTGTACAATACTATATCGTATGAGGACCATCGTTTTGACACAAAATACCGTGTGTCTGGATTCGAAGGCCTTTTTGAAACCCCTTTCGAGGGTAATTGTGGATCACCTTTGGTGGCTACCATCGGTGCTCAGTCTGCTTTGCTTGGCGTGATCACTGCTTCATGCTTTAGTCAGAGCACCACAATTTATCACGCGTTAGATTTAGCTCTCTTTAACAAGGGGGTTCAAGATTTAGAATCGCGCACGTTAGTTTATTCTCCTTCCAGTTCGTTAGGATATCAGGATAGCCCGGAGGCTTCTACCTTAAGTAGAGTCAACCCGCTTTCTTCTAAGAATCACGTGTACTGGATGGAGCCTCGCGAAGCGGGTTCCATTAGGGTAGTTGGTAGTAATGATGCTGCTTTCACTAGGAAGGCAGTTTCGTCTGTCATCGATTACCCCCATAGGCAGGAACTTTTTGGAAAATTTCCTGTCGAGTATCATCATGATCTAATAGCCCCTAGATTTGATGGATACCTTCGTGCTGATGGTGTTTACCTATCAAGCGAGCGAAACGCATTAGGCGATTTAGCTCAACAGGCGACTAATATCGATCCTGTTATTCTTGATTGGGCGGTGGAGGATTATTCCACCAAGTGCGCCACTGCGCAAGATTTTGAAAAAGATTCCATTTGGGATACTCATACATGTATTAACGGAGTTCCTGATTCAATGGCGTCTTCTATGCCGAAAACTACTTCAGCCGGTTTCCCTGACGGTGGTAAGAAGTACGATCACCTTGTCCCGCATCATGATGTGGACGGGGCGTTATCGCACTTCACGCTTACCCCAGATATGGAGGCCAAAGTCGCCCTATTTGTAGAAAGGGCTTCCGAGGGTTGTCGTAATGGCATTATCTATAAGACTTGTCCTAAGGACGAGCCTCGCGAACGTGCTAAAGTAGCCGATCGTAAGATTCGCCAGTTTGTGCTGGCCCCTATGAGCTTTTTTGTTTTGTGTAAGAAGTTTTTGGGCGGTTTTATGGGTATCTACACCCGCAATTTTCTTATTACAGAGACTACAGGAGGGATTAACCCCTTCTCCCCTGAGTGGACGAAAGTCCACGCAGCTCTGTCAATTTTTCCCCGAGTGATCAATGGCGACTTTAGCAAGTTTGATAAGAAGTCTTCCACACTGATGATTATGGCAGCAATGTCCGTGGTTATTAGAGTTAAGAAGGCGGCACTGGTCGCTCAGGGCCTCGAAATGTCTCGTGAGTACGAGAATTCATTAGTTAGCATTGGTAGTGACATTGCTAACCCTCTTATTATGATGGACCGGGATCTGCTAGAGATACCTGGTTCGTTGAGTTCTGGGGTTCTCCCCACATTTTTGTTTAATAACATAATTAATTGTTTATATATTAGGATGGCTTTTTATAGTTTATATCGCCATCAGTTTCCCGACGCTTCGAAAGAGGAGTGTCAGTTTGCATTTGCGAGTAACGTTCGCTTTTTCGGATTAGGAGATGATAACACTTATTCGGTGAGTCCTACAGCTCTCCTTTATTTTAATTTTGCAACAATTCAGACATTTTTCCAGTCCATTGGACTAAAGTACACTAATGCCAACAAGACCGATGACGTATACGGCTCGTTACCGTTGTCAGAGGCCACTATTGGCAAGCGAAAGTGGGCATACAATGATGAGGCAAAAATGATGTTTTGCCCGATTGAAAAACCCTCTATCATGAAAATGTTGTCCATTGGTGTAGCTAGTAAAGCTATTACCATTGAGCAGCAAGAGCTGCAATCACTCGAGAGCGCCATACCTGAGTTAGTTCAGTATGGGCGTGAAGAGTATGATAGCAGAGTTAGGGATCTATGTGAGATTTTCCCCTCTTACAAATTTCCAAATTTTGATTCCCAAGTCTCGAAACAGCGAGGCGTGGGGATAACCCCTTGGCTGATTCCCGAAGTCAGCTCAGGACAAGGTCTAAGCTGTGATGACCTGGTTTATGACCATGCCAATCAGCACCCTCAATTGGTTACGCAGGAGCCAAGCAACAAACATGCGATAAGCATGGCTGCTGACGCTTTTGAGGGAGTAACAGGAGAGGCCTTTGAAGCCTCTATTGCTCTGGGACGCCTGGAAGGCGATAAGCCTTCGAATGGTCCTGAGTATCGTATGTCGTCCAGTGTTAGTAGCGTTAAGTCACGCGTCACTGGAATGTCTTACCGACTTTCTACTTCTTACATTAATTCTCCAGCCGGAGGGAGTGACTCCGGCAACACGAAGGGCGCGGATGATGTCCACAACGCGCCAAATTTTGGGGTCAGTGAGACGGACAGTGGTCCGTCTACTGCCCAGACCGTCACCTTCAAGGAGGAGCCAGGTATCTACTCCGTGGATATTTCTGCCCCTCGTGATTCCACGTACAACGATGGACATTCCGATAATGTTTCTCTTGGTGATTTTCTTTCTCGTCCATCTAAGATCTATTCGAGTACTTGGAGTGTCGGATACGCGACCTCCAACTACAACGTCGTCTTTGATCCGTGGACTTTGTGGCAAAATGATGCTCGGATTAAGCAAAAGCTTGCTAACTACGCTTACGCTTCCTTTGATCTTAAACTTAGGTTCGTAATCAATGGTTCTCCGTTCCAATACGGTAATCTGATGATTATTTATATCCCCTATGGCAAAACAGGGGATCCCAGCAACGTCTCTGGCGCGCGTAACCAAACCGCGGCCCAGATTCAGAACTGGTACAATTCTTCCGGAGCTTCCGGACAGGAGGAGTGTGCGTACCAGCACTTCTCCACCTACCCTCATGCTTTTCTCAACCCAACATCCAACAAGGTTGTAGAAATGACATTGCCATTTATTTGGCACAACAATTTTATTTCGCTCAATGGGGATACTTCTGTAGCGAAGGAATCCCTGGGCACGATCCAAATTTATGATGTAAACCCGCTTCGTATTGCCAATACCAGCGCGCCTACTGCTGTGAACTACACTGTTTACGCTACTGCTGAGAACGTTAAGGTGAACACTCCCACTGAGTTTGTTCCCACTTCTGAGTTTAATGATGGCCCGGTTTCATCCCCAGCATCCTCTGTTATGGAAGCAGCAGGAAAGCTATCCCGAGCACCGATCATTGGCCCTTTTGCTAGAGCCACTGAAATCGGTGCCGGCGCCCTTGGCGGGGTCGCCAGCATTTTTGGCTTCTCTGCACCAAACAGAGTTCAGCCCCCTGATCAGACATCTCTTAAGATGCATGGCCGTATGGCGTGTTCTTCGGGTGAGGACGCGTCCACATCGCTTGCTATGGATCCAAAGCAGGAGATCACCGTCGACCCTCGTACGGTCGGCGTTTCCGCCGAAGACGAGATGACTATCAAGTCGCTTGTCACGCGCGAGCAATTTCTTGCTCGCTGCGAATGGAAGTCAGACGTCGGTCAGTTTACCACTGTCGGCGCTGAGCAGGTCATTTTTGCTTCCCTGGTTAATCCCAACCAGGTACACCGTACTGGAAGTGGTAAGGTGGGCGCTTCTACCTGGCAGATGGTTATGGACCATCCTGCTGGGTGGTTAGCGAACATGTTTCAGTACTGGAAGGGATCTATTACTTTCCGTGTGGAAGTGTGTTGTACTAGGATGCACGCCGGCAGGTTGAAGCTGCAGTTTGACCCGTTCATTAAGAATGGTGCTCACACTGTGGCAGACGTCAATACCGACGATGTCAACGCTAGGTACACAGTTATTTTGGACCTGCAAGAGGAAACATCTACCGAGTTCACGATTAATTGGAATAATCGTAGAGCTTGGTTGAGAACTCGTGCAGATGAAACTGTTAGCACTTTTGAGCCCTATCGTACTAACCAGACTGCGTTTGCCTTGCAGGCAGCGTATGATCCGGAAGTCGATATGGGAATTTTTGTAGTCTCAGTAGTTAATGAGCTTGTAGCTCCTATTGACACTAATGGCACAGCGAGCTCCACCAAGGCCCCTGTCCAGGTCAACATTTTTGCAAAGATGGGTGATGATATGCAATTCGCCCAGCTATCAGAGGATGCGAGTGGCTGGAGCAACAACTCCTACGAGCCTACGTCTAGCGTCACTGACGCTCCTGGCTCGTTGGACGTTACAGAGCACAGTACCACTGGTGCGTATGTAGATGACCATAACACTGCAGTGTTTTTCGGTGAAAGTGTGATATCGTTGCGATCCCTCATTAAGAGGTACGTGATGGTGTTCACTGGCACTTATGGAACTCACTCCACCAACATTGAAGGTGTTAAGCGCTATATGCCAATGACCAACGCTTACGTCACAACTGGTGTTGCGCGCAGAAATAGTTATTTATCCTATCTTATGCCTGGTTTCCTCATTGCGAGAGGCTCTACCAGGTATAAACTCAACTACATGGTTAAGAACAACAATGCAGAAGAGAATATGGGGTCGATGTACAATTACGCTCAACGCGTGACTTTTCGTACTCCTACTAACTCCATTGGTTACCCCGTTGTTAATCTCAATGGTGCCACCAGTGCGACAATGCAAGCTGCTATGCCTCATGGGTATAATGGCATCTGCTTTACGTCAAGCGAGTACAACCCCGTACTAGAGTTTCAACTCCCCTTCTATTCGAACACTAGGTTCATGTTGGGGACCCACTATCGCAATGTGGGAAATTCTGGTAATGAAGTGTTGGCGATGAATCCTGCAATGACGCAGATTCTCGCCGCAGAGAACTTCTACACTGGATCCGCTGCTGCAAATAACCTTATGCAGCAATGGTTTTCCGCTGGAGATGATTTCAGTTTGAGCTTCTTCACTGGAGTTCCTGGAACATTTTTCTTTGTTTCTACTCCGTAGATGCACTACACCTGGAGAGGTGTGAATACTTCAACCTGTAGAGGTTTATACTACCTTAATTACGTCGGGTGGCCGCGTAGCTCACATTGTGAGTGGAATCGAGCTTAAGCTCCAGATTGTTCCTTTTTAAAAGAGAGGACTCAAGATCATTTTTCTATCTGGGCTTTTGCCCGGGGAACTTTTTAAGTTCTTGAGTAACCACATTTACTGGATTTTATTGGCTAAGGCCTATAGACACGCCCCTTAAGGGCGAGTCCATTCGAAA